TCGATGGTGGTCCGCCGACCAGGGCAGATAGAAGATCTCCGGGAAGTACGTCTCGCAGAAGCACCGGAAGTTCTCCACGGCGCGGGCCTTCCGCTGCCCGTCAACGACGGCCGGCAGCTCGCCGATGTCCTGGCCGGCGCGGGCAAGCTCGGCGTTCCGCGCCGCCGCGCGGGCCTTCATGGCCTCGTAGGCGACCTTGGGGTCGCTGGCGCGGCGGTCACGTTCCTCCAGCTCGTCCACCAGCCACGCGGCGTAGCGCAGCATGTCGATGTGCCTGCCGTCGCCGATGCGGTAGCCCGCCCGCATGCGGTGGCGGTAGAGCAACCGCTCGCCGACCACTTCGCCCAGCGGCGTCGAGTTCAGCGCCCGCGCCAGGTCGGCGGGCCGGAGTTTGCGGGGATCACTTTTCGCCTGCGTCCGCGGCATCTCTTGAAAGCTCCCGAATCAGCCAGGCCATGTAGTGCATCAGGTTCATCCGCCCGTCCGCGCCGGCGGGCGCGCCGCGGGCGATGTGCCGACGGATCGCGTCGTCGGCGGCGGACTTCGCGCCGGCCGCCGTTAGCAGGCGGGCCAACTGTTCGACCGTCAGCGCCGCCGGGTTTACCGCCCCCGGCGCGCCGGGGGGCGAAGGGGCATCCGCCACAGGAAGCGGAATCTTCGGAGAATCTGCGTCAGTCGCCATAAGTGTTGGCCCCCGCGAAGCATGTGGCAGCCGGGAATCTGCCAGGATACATGGGCTTTCCCTTGGCATTTGCGGCCGGTCTCGGCCCCATGTGGTCGTGAACATCGGAAAGGAAAACGCGATGAAAACCAACAAGAAGAGCACGATCGAGATTGCCGGCCGCGACACGAACGTCGCGGCGGTAACCGCCGAATGGCTGACCGCCCGCATGCGAAACGGTCGCCGCCGGGTCGAAGTCCTCGGCTGGACGCGCCTGGCCGCCATCTACTACGCGAGCAAACCCGGCAGCGCCGTTCGCCAGGCCATCAACGCCGAGGCCCGCCGGTGCGGCTACACGCCCAGCACCATCCTGGCGCTGAACGCGGAGGAATAGACCATGACGCCCGCAAAGGAAAAGCACGTGAAGAAGGTCCTGCTCGACGCCGCCGACTGCCTTGACGCCCTCGTGAAGGAAGTACGCGAGCGCGGCATCGACTGCAGCGACCCCGAACTGGCCGCGCTGGTGGACGAGGCCCGCGCCCACCGCGACGAGTGCATCCGGGCCGCACGCAACGACTAACCCAGGAGAACGACCATGCACGCGAAGAACCAGAAGGCGATGCAGCAGGTGCTTTCCGCGACCGTTGGCTTCCGCGACATGATGACCGCCGGGGCGGCCATCAAGGAGACGTACCGCACCGACGACTGCGTCGTGTACCACGCCTTCCCGGCCGGCTCGACGAACAAGTTCACCGCCATCGAGGTGCGGCTGGACGTCGCCTTCGGCGAGCCGCGGTTGACCATGAGCCACAGCAGCAACAAGTTCGAGGGCCACGTCGACGCCATGGCGCAGGCCCAGGCGATGGTCGCCGCCGCCGGCCTCATGGCGCAGATCAAGGTGATGATGCTGACCGTCCAGGCTTCGGAGTGAACGCCAAGCATCGAGGAGATGACCATGAACGAGAACGAGTTCCAGGACGCACTGAAGACGCTGCTGCGGGAAATCGCCCTGAAGACCATCGACGAGGCTGTTGAGGCGGGCGTGCCAGACGACCTGGTCAACCTGCGGCGCGTCCGCACCTTTGACGAGGACGGCGTCCTGACCAACAACGCCGGCCTGGTGGTCACGGCCTGCGACGGCAGCGAGTTCCAGGTCACTATCGTTCGCAGCCGGTGAGACGACCCGATGAACAGACGCCCAACCAACTGTGGAAGACCGCACCCGCAGGCGTTCTGCGTGTGCGTCGCATGTGAGACTGCCCGCCACGGCGGGCCAAACAGAAGGAGCAGCATCATGGCAGAGAGGAAGAAGGTTCAGGTCGGTCTGGTGTACTCGGCGAAGGTCGGCGGCTCGTGGCTGCCGGTGCGAATCGACAAGTCGCTGGGGCATGGGCGCTACGAGGGCGTCGTGATGCCCGACGGCAAGACCGTCAAGGTTGCCACCGCCGCCATCAAGGGGGACGGCCAGAGCGTCGAGGCGTGGACTGCCGCCCACGCGCCCCGGGCGGATGAACAGCGGGCCCCGGCCGCCGAGGGCGCGGCGAAGAAGACGGCCAAGCAGCGGACGCCCAAGGGGCCGCGGACCAGCCTGGTCAACGCGGCCGTCCTGGTCCTGGCCGACGCCAAGGACCCCATGAACGCCAAGGCCATCGTCGAGCTGGCCACGGAGAACGGCCTGTACGCCCCCGGCGACGGCAAGACGCCCGAGGCGACGTTGTACAGCGCCATGCTCCGCGACAAGAAGGCCCGGTTCGCCAAGGCCGACCGGGGCCTGTGGACGCTGAGCGACGCGGGCGAGGCCGAGGTCGCCGCCCTCCGCCAGGCGTTCGACGCGAAGAAGGAGGCCAAGTAACCCATGAAGAAGGCCCAGGTTCAACTCGGCGGGACGTATGTCGTCAAGGTCAGCGGCGTGCTGACGACCGTCCGCATCACGGGTGAGAGTCCCTACGGCGGCTGGGACGCGGTCAACACCCGGACGGGCCGTGCCGTCCGCATCCGCAGCGCCGCACGCCTCCGCCGCCCGGCAGGCCTCCAGTAGCGCCACATCCGCACCTCTTTCGCCCCGGTCCACCCCAGGACCGGGGTTCTCTCTTGGGAATCGCAGTCGTCCTGCGCCCGGGCTACCGGCCTGGACCGCCGTTTGCATGGGGCGGCCCGGCCATGCTACCCATCCTAACATCTTGGAAATCATTGAGTTATGTTCGTTTTCGCCTTGGCTGTTTCGCATGGATCGGGCCTGATGTGACCAACAGCGAAGGAGAAAACGATGAACGCAAACGAGATGACATTCGGAGTCGAGGTTGAAACGGCCGCCCCGCAGAGCGCCGTGGAAAACGACAACCTGCGGATCGGCGCGTACCACCAGGGCATCCAGGTCTCGTACCTGCCGCGCGGCTGGAAGGCCGAACGGGATGGGTCCATCCGCACCGACGGCGGCTACCACGCCTGCGAGATAGTCAGCCCGGTCCTGCGGGGCGCGGAAGGCCTGGCCCAGGTCGCCGAGGTGGTCAAGACGCTCGAGGAGAAGGGCCACCGCGTGAACATCTCCTGCGGCGTCCACGTCCACGTCGGCTGGAAGCGGGATTGGCCCGCCGAGGCGCTGGCGCGGCTGGTGACCATCGTCGCCTACTGCGAGCGCGGCCTGTACGCCATCACGGGAACCAAGAACCGCGAGCGGGGGACGTACTGCGGCGGGGTGCGGAAGTACGGCAACGACAAGGACGCCAAGCCGGCCCTGGACCGCAACCGCTACCACGCCTTGAACCTGACCAACCTCGCCAGCGGCCGCAGCGAGACGGTCGAGTTCCGCGTGTTCAGCGGGTCGCTCAGCGCCACCAAGATTTGCGGATGGATTCAGGTCTGCCTGGGGCTGGTGGAGCGGGCCACCAACGGCAAGCGGTCGCCCACTTGGACGCCCAAGCCGCTCAAGGGCGGGTGGAAGAAGGCCGGCGAGGGCGCGAGCGAGGCCGAGCGATTGATTGGCTACCTCGCCTGGGGCGCTGGGTACGCCCGCATCCACGGCGGCAAGCAGTACGGCTGGGTCAGCGACGTAATCCCGCAAGAACAGGTCAAGACCGAGTTCCGCCGCCTGGCGGCGAAGTATGACTCGCAATCGTGAAACGGAGGACCAACCATGTGCGGCATCTTCGGATACATCAGCAGTAGCGGCCAAGGCCCCGATATAGCGCGGTTGCGGCGGATCGCCCTGGTCACGCAGAGCCGGGGCGACCACGCCTTCGGCCTGGCGTGGCTGGAGGCCGATGGCGGCATCCAGACGTTCAAGGCACCGGGGCCGGCCAAGGCACACCTGGACCAGCTCGAGCGGTGCCGGAACGCGGTGGTCGTTGTCGGCCACTGCCGCTGGGCGACGCATGGCCCGCCGCGTGATAACCGCAACAACCACCCGCACGCCGCCGGAAGCGGGTTCCTGGTCCACAACGGCGTCATCCTCAACCACCAGCAGCTCGTGCGCCAGCACGGCCTCGTCCAGCAGAGCCAGTGCGACAGTGAAGTCCTGGGCCTGCTCATGGCGCGGCGCGCAGGTTCCATTGCCCAGCGCTGTGCCTGGGCGGTCGGCCAGGTCCAGGGCGACCTTGCCATGCTGGGCATTTGGCGCGCGCCGGCCCGCCTGCTGATTGCGCGTCGCGGCCGGCCGCTTTGCTTCGGCCACGGGCGCGACGGTTACTACTTCGCCAGCCTGCCGGAGGGCCTGCCGGGACAGGTCGGCGGCATCGCCGACTACAGCGCCCGCGTCCTGGTCTACCAGGACGGCGCGCTGGGCACGGACGGCGACGCCATCCGGCTGGCCGCAGACGACCTGAATCCAGGTCCCGATGATTGCCAGTAGCATCACGCCAGCACCTCCTCCAACGCGTCGGCCTCTACACCCGCGGCAATTGCGGTCGCGTCACTTTTCGCAGCGCCTGCATGGCGGGCGAAGATGCACGCCGGGCGGTTCCACTTCCGCACGAAGGCGCGCCAGGCGTCCGGGATGGCGAACCGCAGGTCGTCGGCCGGACGGAAGAACATGGCAAACGGCGTCCCGCCCGTCTGGAACACCCATTCCAGCCGCGCCTCGGCGTGTTCCAGCGTGTCGCCGTCGTGTCCGACCAGGACGTAGCACCCGACCTGACGCTGGGAGAATCCCTCGTCCCGCAGCATCTTGATGGCTCGTTCCACGTGCGGCCGAGCGCCGGGCACGTCATACGCCGTGTAGAGAATCTGCACGCGCATGGCCCCCAGCCGCCTGGCGAACCACGGCCGGCACAGCCGGGCGTCGATGCCGCCCGTGAACCGCGCCGCCCGTGGCTGGACCGCCAGCATGTCAAGGACCGCCTCAACATGCTCGCGCGGGCAGGCCAGCAGGTTGTTGTCCAGGATGTCCCAGCCGGGTTTGATGTCCAGCAGGCGCAGCGCGCCCTCGCGCGGGGGCACGAAGCAGAACGGGCAGCGCCGGATGCAGCCCCGGCTGGTGATCGTCATGCCCTCCTTGACGTACATGCCGGGCGTGAAGTCGCCGGCCGGCGCGTCGTAGGCAGGCCCGCCGAGCCGAACGTTGTAACCGCAATTGGCCCACGCGCGGGCCAGACGCTCGGTCTCCGGCCTATCCCAGGTGAAGGCGCACGAGACATGCACCTCGTCGACTGCCGGGCGGAACAGGGGCGGGTCGCCGACGAAGGCCAGTTCGTCATCGGGCGTGGCGCTGGTGCGGCGCGGGAATACTCGGGCAATCCTCACGCCACCGCCTCCGCGACGGCCGGCGCGGCCGCGTCAACAGCGGCGACCCGTTCCGCCTTCTTGCCGGTGAACTGTTCCCACCGCTGCACAATCACGTCGCAGTACAGCGGATCGATCTCCATCAGGTGGGCCTTGCGGCCCGTCTGCTCGCAGGCGATCAGCGTGCTGCCCGACCCGCCGAAGAGGTCCAGCACGTTCTCACCCTGAAGCGACGAGTAGGACAGGGCGCGGACGGCCAGCTCGACGGGCTTCTCGGTGAGATGCACCATCGACTGCGGATTCACTTTCTTCACCGACCAGACGTCCGTGATGTTGGCCGGGCCGAAGAACTTGTGCGCCGCGCCTTCCTTCCACCCGTAGAAGCACCACTCGTGGTTGCCCATGAAGTCCTTGCGGGTCAGGACGGGGTGCTCCTTGACCCAGATGATCATCTGGCTGAAGTACAGCTCGCTTTCCTTCAGCGCGTTGGGGTAGTTCCAGATGTTGCTGTACCCGCCCCAGATGTAGAAGCCGCGCCCGGGTTCCAGCACGCGCTGGATGTTGCCGAACCAGGCGCGGAGCAGGCGGGCGAATTCCTCGTCGGAGATGAAGTCGTTGACGAGCGGCCTGTCCTTGGCCCGCAGCTTCTTGTCCGTGGCGTGCGTCTCGCCCCGGATGGCCATGTCCATGCCTTGCTGGCCGATGGGCCGGTCGCCGGAGGCGGCGATGGCATTGTTGCTGCGAGAGGCGACGCCGACGTTGTACGGCGGGTCGGTGTTCACCAACTGGATGGTCGCGCCGTCCAAGAGACGGTCGACGTCCTCGGCCTTGCTGCTGTCGCCGCAGAGCAGTCGGTGGTTGCCCAGTATCCACAGGTCGCCCTTGTGGGTGATGGCCTCGTCCGGCGGCGCGGGCACGTTGTCCGGGTCGGTCATGCCGCCGTGTGCGCCCGGATCGAGCAGCTTGGCCAGTTCCTCCTGGTCGAACCCCAGCATCGACAGGTCGAAGTCCGCCGCCTGGAGGTCCTTGAGCTCGATGGGCAGCAGCTCCATGTTCCATTCGGCTAGTTCCGCCGTCTTGTTGTCGGCCAGCCTGTATGCCTTGACCTGCTGGGGCGACAGGTCCCTGGCGACGTGGACGGGCACCTTTGCCAGGCCGAGCTTCCGGGCGGCCTTGTACCGCGTGTGGCCGCAGATGATGACACCGTCTGCGTCCACGACAATCGGCTGGCGGAAGCCGAACTCCTTCAGGCTGGCCGCCACTGCGTCCACGGCGGCGTCATTGTCGCGTGGGTTCTTGTCATACGGACGGATCGAGTCGATATCCCGAAGTTCAACCTGCATGATGCACCTCCATCTTGGGTTCGTGAAAAACCGGACATCCCAAACAAACTGTGTGTAACAAGGCGACCGTTCCCGCCGCGGTCACCGCGCTGGCGGCCCGGAAGGAACCATGAAACCTGGCAATATGGGCAAGGTGCGCGCCCACGTTTGCGTATCGCGCGTGGCCGTAGGATTGCCCAAGGACGACGGAGATCGCCCAACCTACGCCAACGTGGCGCGACCTGCGCGGCGCGTCGGACGCCCGAAACGAACTTCTTTCTCTTTCACCCCACCCCTCGCGTGTACGCACATATAGATGATGCGCGGGCCGGGGTGGGTGAATAGGGGTAAGAAGTAGAGAAGAGAGAGATATTCTCTTATTATTCATAGGGTTGCGCTGGACAACTTCTTTCACCTTCGCCCGGTGAAGGAAGGGTGAACTTTGGAGAAAGAAGGCGGTCGTCAGGAACATGTTTCACCGTCTTCTTTCACCCTCAGCCGATAGCGCAGGTTGGGCCTGCCCGCCGTGTCGGTCTTGACCGTCTCCACGTCCCCGCGCTGAACGAGCGTGTTCATGAGGTCCTGGAACTTGCGGCTCTCCATCTTCATCCGCTTGAGGAGCATGCTGTGGGCCAGCGTGCCGTCCGGCGCGGATCGCAGCTTGCGGATGACCTTCAGGCACTCGGCGTCGAACTCGCCTTCTGCGACGTGCTGGCTCGCCATGAAGAGCATCCGCCTGGTCTGGTGCTGGACGAACGCGCTCGCCCACGCGACGGCGTGGCCGTCGATGACAGGGTTCTGGTGGTCGGCGCTGACAGCGTAGAGCAGCGCCAGCTTCCGCGTGTTCTCACTGACGCGCCCCCAGACTGTGGTGCCGACCTCGTCCGACTTGGCCTCGGCAGCGCGATACTCGGCCTCGGCCGACCGCCGCGTCTCGACCAGCAGCGCCTTGGCCTCGTCAGTCTGCTCGACGACCTTCGGGACGGGGTGGATGCTGTAGAGATTGCCGACACGTTCGCCGGGCTGGAAGTCGGCCCACCAGCGGGCTGTTTCCACCAGACGAGGGGGCAATGTCGGGATGGACGGTTCCTGGCCGTCGGCGCGCATCCCGGCGTCCAGGACGATCATCCTGGCGAAGAAGCCATTGGTGAGCATCCTGGCCGACAGGGCCTCGTAGTAGTGCGTGGGCACGGCGGTGCCGAAGATGGTCAGGCTGGGCTGGTCGATCGCGCCGGGGTTCTCCTTGCCCGCCTTGCGCCGCATGGGATAGACGCTGGCGCTGGACGTGTACATCGTCAGCAGCGTGCCCATCAGCGTCTCGTAGCGGGCGTCCTTGGACTTGGAGATTGACTGAAGCATGGTGTCGATCTCGTCGGTCTGGAAGAGCATGGCCGGATTCAGGAAGAGGGCGTCCTGGAGGCCTTCCCCGCTGGCGAACTTGTCGCCGCAGCAGTGCCCCAGGCCGATCTCGTGCAGCAGCGACGTGTTGATCCGCCGCGGCCAGTCCTTGCCCGCCGAGGAGTACGCCAAGCCCAGGAGATACAGGTTCGTGCGGTTGTCGCCGGGGTCGCGGACCTTCCGGGCGGCCAGGAACGACTGGAGCGCGACGGCACCGCAGAACGCCATGACCTGGTTGGGGTACGGGGCGGTCGCCAGGCAGAAGTCCATGAGTTCGCCGACGAAGCCGGGGACGCGCAGCAGCTCGGCCGGCACGGGGCCAGGGTCTTCGACTGCCGGGGCGGGCGTTTCTTCCTGCGGCGCTGCCTGCGCCATGATGCCGGAGAGATCGACGCCCGTGGCGGGTGTGTCCTGGCCGTATCCTTCTGCGCGGAGAGCGCTGGCCGCGGCCGAGTAGTCGCCGTTGTGTTCGAGCAGCGCGTACACGCCGAACGGCCCGTAGGCCTTGCCCGACTCGAACGGGTCGGCATTGGCGCTGAAGACGTAGAAGATGCCATCCTTCAGCGTGGCCGACCAGCCCGAAGGCTTGCCCGGCCTGCGCCAGTACTCGTTCTCGCCGCCCTTGGCCAGCGCCCATCCGTGCTTGACCAGCACGGCACGGACGTCGCCACGCGCCGCAAAATCGTCGCCAGGTCGGCCCACGTTGGGCGACCCAGCCGGTGTCGGTTCGGGGGCCGGGACGTGTTCATTCAGCGACCACGCCGCCGACAGCAGGACGTCACGCTCCTCGGCCGTCAGGACCGGCAGGTTCGTGAACGTGCCCTGGAGGAGCGTATAGCCGGGCGACGGCGCGCACAGGAACAGACCGCCTTCGCCGCGGGTCTCAATCAGCGTCTGGAGCTTACCCTCGACGTCCCTGCGCTGGGCGAGTTTGAGGTTGCCGCAGACGGGCGCGGCGCAGCGGTACACGACGTGCAGACCGCCGCGCTGGCTGCGCTCCATCACCATGCGTGCCAGTAGGCCCGGGGCCTGTTCCTCCACGAGCTGCGCCCATCGGTCATACAGAGCGCCGCCGGCGTCAAAGTCCAGCAGTTCAAGATTGCCGGAGACGGCCCCGGTCAGGATGCACAGCGCATGGCCATTGGCGAACCAGGCGCGGACCTCCACGTCCGTTGGCAGGCGCTGTTGGTACTGCTTCCACGACGCCACGGCAGGGCGCTTCTGGTCCAGCCGGGCAGGAAGCACGCACAGCCCGGCCTCCAAGTACGCCAGCGCGGCCTTCAGGATGTCAGGGCAATCGGCCAAGCGTTCCTCTCAGAACGGGATGTCGTCGTCGGGCGCGACCAGCGCGCACTGCGGTTCCGGCGACGTGCGGTCCCATTCGCCGTCGCCATCCAGCGGCGCGGGCATGCCGTCTTCGTCCACGGGGCCGTTGGGCTCAAACGGCGGGTATTGGTCCGCGTCGGGCGGGGCGGGTTCAGCCAGCGTGCTGCGGTCCAGCAGCGGCGGCTTGGGCCCGAGCTGACACGCGACCACGCGGTCGTACTTCTCGCCGCTGATGTGGCGAACCGTGATGGCCTTAGTCTGGCAGACACCCCCGGTTCGGCAGACAGCCACCGCCTCGTCCACGTTGGCCGGGACAGGCTCATTCGACCGTTGCCGCCACCATGCCTCGGCCTTGGCGCGGGCGTAGCCCGTGTGCTCAAAGCAAATCCACTCCGACTGCCAGCGGTTGAAGCCGATGCGGTACTCCACGCGCATCGTCCGCGGCGCATCCTCCGGGGCGTCGCGCTTCACATGCACCGAATACTGGACGTCCGTCACCGCGCACTCCGCGTCCTCTGCCTGGCCGCTGAGGACGCCGGCCGTCGTGGCGGTAGAATCGTGCCTTTGGCGTTGGGGAGGCGGGAACTCGTAGCCGCACTCGGGGCACTTGGCGTATGCGGCGTGGATCACCGCCTGGCACTGGGGGCATTCCTTGGCCGGTGCTTCCCCGTCGCCCATGCCGGGCTGTTTGACCTGGAGGTCGTCGACCGGCCCGTGCCGTAGGATGTTGCCGCCGAAGTCCAGCACCAGGCAGTCGGCCTTGCCGGGATACAGCCGAAAGCCCCGGCCGACCATCTGATAGTAGAGGCCCGGCGAGTTGGTCGGCCGCAGCAGGGCCACGCAGTCGATGTTCGGCGCGTCAAAGCCGGTGGTCAGGACGTTGACGTTGACCAGGTACTTGAGCTTGCCCTCGCGGAAGCGACCGAGCGTCCCGGCCCGCTCGAAGGGCAGGGTCTCGCCGCAGACGAAACCGCACTCCTGGCCCATCTCGCCCAGGATGCGCTGCACATGGACAGCGTGCTGGACGCCGGCGGCGAAGATCAGGACGGCGCGGCGGTCCTGCGTGTAGTCCACGATCTCGCGGCAGGCGGCGCGGACGGTGGCGTCATCATCCATCAGCGCCTCGACTTCGCCGGCCACGAACTCACCACCACGGATGTGCAGGCCGGCGGTATCGACCTTCCTGCGGCCGGCCTTGGTCTTCAGCGGACAGAGATACCCCTGGACGATCAGTTCTCGGACGCCCACCTCGTAGCAGACGTGATTCAGCAGGTTCTCCGGCCCGCAGATCATGCCCGTCGTCATGCGATACGGCGTGGCGGTCAGGCCGATCAGGCGCACGTTGGGGTTCACGACCCGCGCCTCGGACAGGAACGTGCGGTACATGCCCTCGCCATCGGGCGGGATGAGATGGCATTCGTCAATGCAGACCAGGTCGAACCTGTCCAGCTCCGCCGCGCGGCGGTACACGCTCTGAATCCCGGCGACAATGATGGACTTGTTCGTGTCCCGGCTATTGAGCCCCGCCGAGTAGACGCCGATCCGCATCCACAGGTCGGGAGCCATCGCGTGGAGCTTCTCGACGGCCTGCTCGAGCAACTCCTTCACGTGCGCCAGGATTAGCACACGCCCATCCCAGCGCGAGACGGCGTCGCGGCAGATCGTCGCCATGACGGGCGTCTTGCCCGAGGCGGTGGGCAGCACCGCGCACGGATGATCGTCGCGCTGCCGGAGGTGGTCGTAGATGGCAGCTATCGCCTCGACCTGGTACGGGCGGAGTTGCATCAGACGCTCCCTCCGTCAGATGTCGGACCATAGTCTTCCCCGGTGGACGGCCTGTAGGTATGATCTTCGTGCAAGGAGCCGATGAAATGCTCGACAACGCGCAGCGACAGAAAGAGATTGAGCAGTATCACGGCCGCCTCGACGAGTTGTACCGTTCTGTGGCGGATTGGGTCCGTTCGCGCGAACCGAGTGCGAAGTTCACCGAGACGGTCGTTGAGCTCGCAGAGCAATCGATAGGCGCTTACAAAGCCAAGAGCTTCGAGATCGCTAGGCCGGGCAAAACCGCGATCCGTCTGATCCCGAAAGGCATCTTCATAATCGGCGCGCATGGACGCGTCGACGCCACCAGCCGCCTCGGCCGCGAGATATTGGTGTGGACAGAAAAGGGCGGTCCTCACATCAGCACGACTATCAAGGAAGGTGCCAGAGTTCTGGAGCAAGTCACACGGCCGCTCTACCGCAATGTTGAAGAAGGATGGGCTTGGGGCGATGAACGGCGTCGAAGACTCCTCCACCTTACAGAGGATGTCTTCTGGAATAGCGTCGTGGCCAGCCTGAGCGAATGAGCAATCTCGATCCAATCTGGGACGCATACAAGACGCTGACAAGCGCCCTGAAGGTGGTAAGGCGCTGTAGCACTCTCGGCACCATCGATCCGGATCACCCGTTCGGCAATACGCGGTTCTATCACCTCCATAAGAGAACCTGTGCCAAGCTGCTTGGATCAGCACAGCAGGAGATAGAGGACCAGACCGTTCTCTCGTTGTACGCGGCATTCGAGGCATCCCTTCGAGATCACCTGGCCCAACAGGCGCAGCACCTTCGACAGCATTCGAGAAGTCCCAGCGCTCGTTTTGGAAAGAACCTCGCCAAGCTCTACACTGATCAGTGCGGAAAGTTCTGGATGGACATGGTGGTGAACCTCTTCGCAAGCAGGGTCGGAGAAGATGCTGTTGCACAGACGGGATCGATCCGCAATTATCGACATTGGATCGCACATGGGCGCAGGGGTCCGATGCCTCCTTCTGTTTCCCCGCAATTCGCCTATGAAGTACTGACGAGGTTCCTCCGTCGTTGCCGCCTTGCATAGCGATGCTGCCATGGGGTCGAAGACAGCATCCTGAAGTTGCGGTGACCCAATCTACTGCCATGCCGCCACCTCCGCGCCGTCGGGCAGGATGCAGCGGTTGTCCATGATCGGGATGGTGTAGAGCGTGTCGCTGCGCCGGCCGAGGTACCCCAGAATGAAGGCGTTGACCCACTCCACCGGCCGGCCAGCGCCGTACAGCGGCACGGGCTTACAAAGGCAGCCGCAGGAGCGGGCCTGGATGACAGCGCCCGGCGACCAGATGTTCTGGATGATGCAGGCGTCGGCGCGATGGGTATGACCGTGAATGACGCTCTTTCCCTGGCTGATCGCCAGGTGGTTCTTCGTGGCGTGGCGGGCATACGACCAGCCATGCACGGCGATGATGCGATTGTTGACCCGGAAGTGGGGATACCGGCCGTCCACCGAGCCGTAGCGGACATACACGCAGCCGGCGCGGCCCTTGGTCAGCCGGACGTAAGGCGCGAGCATGGTGTACGCACCACGCCCCTCGGCGGTGGACGCCGCCCAGCGGTCCAGGCGGTATTCGTGGTTGCCCTCCACGACCACCAGGCGCGGCGACGCCTTCTGGAGCCGGTCCAGCAGCGCATTCGCTTGGCTGAGGTCGTCCTCGTAATCCGTCTCGGGCATGCCGTGCGTCGGCGGGTGCGTGGAGAACTGGCCGCAATCCAGAAGGTCGCCCAGGCAGACGATCATGTCGGGCCGGATGCGTTCGGCCACGCGACAGAAGATCTTCACGGCCCGCGCATTGTGGTGCGGGATGTGGACGTCGCCGAAGGCCAGGATGGTCTTGCTGCCGGCCTTCGCCATCATTCATCCCCCGCGACCATGGCCGCCGTGCGGGCGTAGCCGGCGATGTCCACCAGGTTGTCGCGCTTGTGCCGGTTGGACTGACGCGCCAGCTTCACCGCGATCATGCACAGCGGGACGTCCATCGCGGTGATGAACGCGCCCGCGCGGAGCTTGGCCGCCAGGATGCCGTTCCACATCAGCGCCGTATGGGCGAAGTCGTCGGCCGGGTGGCCGTAATCCTGGCGGCGCTCGCCGCCGGTGATTCGCTTGGCCTCGTCCAGGACCGACTCCGCGGCCTGGGGCTTGCCTGCCGGCACCGCCAGCATGACGGCCGCCGCGGGGGCGTCGGCCAGCGGCTGGAGCGTCTGGGCGTCCAGGAGTTCCATGCCCATCTCGCGAGCAAGCAGGTACTCCACCCGCGCGCCGCGCGACTGCCGCCACATGGGCAGCATGGCGATGGCGTTGCACGTGGCCATCAGGCTCACGTCCACCCGCATGTACGCCTCGCGCGGCAGGTCCGTCCGCCCCTCGAAGTTTTCGGCCGGGTTGACGACGGCCCACCCGGCCTTCCGCAGGCGGTCAGCGGCGGCGTGGAAGGCGAAGAAGTTGTGACTCGACATGCCCGTCATCGGGCCGGAGATGTAGATTCGCTTTGATGCCATGTTCAGCGTGCCTCTTGTTCACCATGTGACGACGGCCGTCAGAACGGCCGCCGCCAGCCAGTAGATCACCCTGCGCCAGTCGCCGGTCGGCACGTAGCCGATGGCGGCGCAGACGCTCAGCAAGACAAGCAGCGTGGGGAAAAGCCTCTGCACGTCAGTTCATCTCCCCGCCGCACAGCGGGCAGCGCCGTAGCGGCAATTCCAGCACCTCCACAGACAGCCGACCGTTGGCCACGACCTCGCGCCGCCGTGTCAGCAGCAGGTCGATCTGGCTGTCGTCCTCGTAAGTGCCCGCATGCTGAAGCGCGTCGAGCACCGGCTTCTGTAGGTTGTCCAGGTCGCGGATGCGCCGGTCGGGCGGGAAGGCGTCCATGCACAAGGCGATCCGCCCGCCCGCCGGCGGTTTTCTGACCGGGGGCCCGCCGCCGCCCAGGAGGGCACAGACGTTCCTGCGGAACGTCCGGCCCTCCCGGCTGATCAGCGTGCGGTAGCCCACGTGCCGGTAGTAGCGGTTAATGCTCGGCGGATATGGCAGGGTCAGTACTGGCATCACGCAAACTCCAGAATCAGGCCGTGCTTTCGGAAGCGCCGGAGCTTGGCCGGGTCAATCGGGGGCAGGCCAGGCTCCTCGGGGTCGTCAGCAAGGTCAGCCAGTCGTTCGGCCTCGTCATAGAGCGCCAGCACGGACTTAGGACACTTGTGATTGACTCCGTCAATCAGCCGCCGATTGCAGACCACGCACCTGGGCACGTCGGCCTTCATGGGGCTATCTCCTCCAGGGCGGCGTGGTGGAGGTGGCCGGTGCCTGCTGCGGCTTGCCGGCGGCGGCCGACTTGGGCTCATAGCCCTTGACCTCGTTGGTCAGCTCGCCGTTGTCGTCCCGCTTCTTGACCCTGACGGTGATCAGCAGCGGGATGTTGTGCAGTTCGCAACTGTCCTTGGGCGTCATGACGCCGACGGCGCGGCAGACGGCCGACAGCTCCGACTGCGCGATCTTCACCGCCGTCTGGTTGGGGTTGACCAGGTTCAGCCGCGCCCAGACGATGCGGCCCTTGTGCTCGCCCTCCAGGACGGTGAAGCTCAGCTGGAGGTAGCTGCCCGAGCCGTTCTTGGTGGGCTTCATCTCGCTGTCGGTGATCATCGCCAGGTACTTGCCGGCGGGGATCGCCTCGAACGACGCGGACGGTTCGACCTCGTTTGCGTTAAAGCCGTTCAGATCAGCCATTGTCCTTGACTCCTTCCGTGTTGGGGTTTGCGGGGGACATCGCGCCGAGCAGCGCCTGCCACGACAGGGCCAGCGGCGCGCCGACGCCGTAGCGGTTCTTGGCCAGCAGTTGCGGGGTCTCGAAGAGGATCAGTTCCCTGCCCTCGGTCCCCACGCGGGCCGCTCCGACGAAGTCGGACCACTCGATCATCGTGTTGGCCAGGTCGGCGTGGATTTCGGGGGCGGACTTCTCGATGGTGATGCCGTCGATGGTCGTGATCTCGCGCCGGGTGGCGTGCGCCAGCAGCACGACGGCCACGCCGGAGTTGACGATCCTGTCCAGCGTGGGCAGCAGGTACTGGTAGACGTAGTTCTTCAGCACCTGCTTGCCGTTGCCGTAGCCGCCGTTGGAGCGGTTGAGCGTCTGCTTCATGCCGTTGGGCGTGCCGTCGACGCCGGAGACGTGCTCCTCGATCCGGCGAAGCAGCCAGTCGATGGAGTCGACGACGACGGTGCCGTACTCGTGGCCGCCTTCGGCCAGGGCGTCCAGCCAGCGCTGAATGGAGGGCCAGTCGCTCAGGTACGGCGTGCGGTCGCACTGGACGTGCGCGGCTCCGTTCTCGCAGTCCACGATGATGGGTTTGGTGGCGTTGGCCCCGAAGGTCGTCTTGCCCGCGCCGGGCGGGCCGTAGACGACGCCCTTGGGTGCCCGCATGTGCGTCTGGTTCAGTACGGTTGACGGTAGTGGCATTCCTTGTGTCCTTTCGCAGTTAGGGTTTCCGATGGTGCGTCAGTCACGTTTGGCCGGCCGGCCATGTCGGGCGGCGGGAGTCGAACCCGCCCGGTGGGACGGTCGGGAATCTCCCATTGACCTGTCACGCACCGCCGCCGGGACCCAATTCCTCACAGCGCGTCGAAGACGCGGACCTCCTCGTAGCCGGTGGGCCATGCGCCCAGCCGCCGGCACTCCTTCAGCCGCCCGATGGCGGCGGCGTTCTCGCGGGCGCAGTGGTCCAGCGTGTCCTCCGTGACACGCCAGACCCCGCAGCGGAACGGCTCCTTCTTCTCCACCGCGACGAAATGCACCGGCACGAGCCGCTTGACGACTTCCCCCAGGACGGAGCGGTAGAAGGCCATCTGGTAGGCGTAGCCGTAGCGCCTGGCGTCGGCCTCGAAGTACGTCAGGTCGTCGCAGGTCTTGATGTCCACGATTCCCCGACAGGAATTGAGCCAGTCGATGCGAATCTGGCAGGGCACGCCGCAGTAGTCGGCCCGCACGACACCCTCGGCCGCGCCGTCGATTATCAACTCCACAGCGTGCTCGTTCATCGCCACCCCGACCGCCATGCTCTCGATCAGCATCGCCTGTTCGGAGGTCAGGACAGGCTTGCCCTGGGCGGCGGCCCACTCGGCGAAGGCGTTGGTGTTGCTCCCGAACGGCTTGCCGGTCTTGGGATTGATGGGACCACCGACGGCGTAGCGACGGGAGAATTCATCCTTCCCCTCCAGGATGCGGCAGTGCGCGCCGCGTCCCAGCAGGTATGCCGCACGCTCAACGTCCTCGATCAGGCCAAGGCAATCCTTGTAGTGAAGCAGCGGGCACTTGCGGAAGTCGGCCAGGCCGTGGCTGCCCAGGTATTCGCCCGCCCTGGCGTGGTAGGCGTCCTCCGGCTCATGCGTCAGCACGCCCAGGTCAATCAGCACGTCATGTTCATCGCTCTGCCGCAATGTCGTTCTCCGTGTCAGGCGGACGGCTTCATCCGCGTTCACGGGGTTATTTGCCGCAGGCGGGGTTTCTTCGGACGCAGGGCCATCAAAATGGCCCCGCAAGACACGCCCAGACGGGCCGTCGGCGCGCCATGTACCTCTGATTCCGTGGGTCCAAACGCGCGCCGGCCCGCCCCCGAAAATCGCATGTCGGGAATATGTCTGACAGACCGGGGACAGACCCGGACATATCGCGGGCAGACCCCGACATATTCCCGACATGCCCCCGACATCCTGCCTGACATGTGGCTCGCGCCGGACAGGTCCAGCACCAGGGCGATGGCCCCGGTGACGCAACGAGCATCGCGATCAGACGGCCGGGATTGGCCCGGCCCAGATCGGAACGCGAAACACAGGAGTGATCGCGATGCAGAACGAACTGAAGAAGCAGTACGTGGGCGTGTTTGACGAGTGGAAGATCGACCTGGCGCTGGGACGGATCAGGACGCTGGGATTCGCCAAGAGCGACTGGCCCGACCTGATGCAGGAACTGGCCATCGAGATGATGGGCTTCCGCCACGATCCGGCGAAGGCCAACGGCGCGACCGAGGAGACCGTCTTCTACGAGATCATCAACCGCACCTTGCTGTACCAGATGCGGACCCGGTGCCGAGACGCCGCCAAGCTCGACGGCTACGCCCGCGAGCTGGGCGTCAAGGCCGACGGCACCGGCGAGGAGCCGTCGTGCGAGTTCACCACGCCGCTGAAGATGGACGTGGAGGACGTGTGCCGGGGGCTGAGCGAGTTCGACCAGAAGGTCTGCAAGGGCCTGGCCAGCGGCGGCACGAAGGTGGAGATCGCCAGCGAGCTGGGCTGCGACTGGCACACGGTCAAGAAGGCCATCAAGAGGATCAGGGCGTACTTCGAGGCCCGGGGCCTGCGCGACTGGGTGGTCCGATGAGTGCCGCCACCTGCGTGGCCGAACCCGTTCAAAGATTCTCGGATTCCGGGCCGGAACTGGCTGGACAGTCTTTGAACGGCGAGGCTCAGTGTGACTTGCCCGGCGGCGATGGGCCGCTGGAGACGGCGTGGATTTCGCCGGAGCTGCTCGCCCTCACGCAGCAGGTGTGGGGGCGGCGGCTCGGGCGGGAAGTGCCGCACGAGGAGGCCGTCGAGATGCTGCTGAACGTCAAGCGGATCGCGGCGGCCTTCCTCCAGGCCGGCAAGGAAGGACGGAGACGATGAACGTGGTGATCTGGGCAAGGGTGTCCTCGCGGGAGCAGGCCGAGGGCTATTCACTGGATGCGCAAATACGCATCAACCGCGCCAAGGCCCAGCGCGAGGGCTGGAACGTCCTCCGCGAGTTCGTGGTGGCCGAGTCGGCCCGGCGCGGCGCGGAGCGGATCGTCTTCAACGAGATGTACCAGTGGGTCCGGGCCAATGCCAACCGGCTGGACATCCAGTACGTCCTGGCCCACAAGCTCGACCGCATCTGCCGCAACATGCGCGACGCGGTGCGGATGCAGGAACTCGAGGACGCCTGCGGCGTGAAGATGGCGTTCGTAGACAACGAGTTCGGCCCCGGTGCCGCCGGGGCATTGAGCTTCAACGTCATGGCGGCCATCAGCCAGTACTACAGCGACAACCTCCGCCAGGAGGTCCGCAAGGGCCAGGACGAGAAGATTCGCCAGGGCTGGATGCCCTGCGGCGTGCCATACGGGTACACCAACAGCGACGACCGCGACGAGCCGATCAAGCCGCACCCCGAGAAGTCCAAGCTCGTTGTGCGGGTGTTCGAGCTGTACTCCCAGGGCGGATTGACCTTTGACATGCTCGCCGAACAGGTGGCCAAAGAGGGTTTTGTCTACAGGCCGAGCATGCCGAAGATGACGGCCGGCACCATCTCCTACATGCTGGCCAACCGCTTCTACGTCGGCGACATCGTCTGGCGGGGCGAAGTTTACACGGGCAAACACCGGCCGCTGGTCGACCGCCATACGTTCCATCTCTGCCGCGACATCCTCAAGGGCAAGACCCGCCGGACGCACCGGCAGACCCACACGTTCGCCAACGGGATATTCCTCTGCCAGCACTGCGGCCGCCTCATGACGGGCGAGCGTATCCGCCGCCGGCGGAAGGACGGCTCGGTCAGGATTCACACGTACTACCGCTGCGCCGACAATCATCCCGGCCCGGACCATCCGCAGTTCCGCTGGCGCGAGGCCGACGTCGAGGCGGCGGTGGTCGGCGAACTCGAATCGCTGAAGATGCCCGACCAGGAAACCGCCGCGTGGTTCCGCCGAACGCTGGAGGACGCCTTCACCGGCATCGAGGGCCAGGAGCGCCAGCAGAAGATGACGCTGGGCCGCAAGAAGACCGAACTGGAAAAACAGCACGAACGACTGTTGGCTCTGTACCTGGACGGGCACCTGGACGCGGGGACATTTCAGGACAAATCCGCGACGTTGCAGGGCCAAGTCCAGGAGGTCGAAAAGGCCCTGGTCGCTTGCAGGGACATCGACGGCTCGTGCAGGGACATGGCGCTGGCGGTCTACGACTTCACGCAAAACGCCGTGGAGGTCTGGCGCGGTTCAAAGATGCCCGCCAAGCAACAAATCCTGCGGGCGATATCTTTGAACCGCACCATGAGCGCCACAAGTCTTTGCCTGGAAAAGAGAAAGCCGTTCAGTTTTCTCGCTGAACGGCCTTCTGTCCGAACAAGTCGGGGCGGAGGGATTTGA